GAGTTATAAAATGGCAAACGAAGTAAGTACGTTAAACGGTCTTTTTAAGGAAAGATACGCTGACAAAGTAAAACAATTAGTACCTGATCATGTTAAACTTTACAATGCTGTAAAATTTGACACATCTAAAAAAGTTGGTGATAGCTATAATGAACCAGTTATCCTTTCTTTAGAGTCAGGATTCACTTATGGTAATGAAGATGGATCTCTTTTCGACCTTAATGAAGTTAAAGAATTTAAAATGAGAAAAGCTTCTATCAAAGCTAGAGAATTAGTATTAAGATCTGCTATCTCTATCGGTGCTCTTTCTCGTTCAGGTTCTGACAAGCAATCAATCGAAAAAGCAATGGACCTTATGGTTGGTAATATGCTTAAGTCTGTTTACCACAGATTAGAAGTTCAGATGTTCTACGGACAGTCTGGAATTGGTGTTATCTCTGATGTTGCAGGATCTCCTGATTTTGTAATCAAAGATAGCGAGTGGGCTGCAGGTATTTGGAATGGTACAACTGGTGCTGAAGTTGAAATTTATTCAGCAGCAGGAGCTAGAAGAGGAGCTTATGTTATTGAAGGTTACTCTTTAAAGAATAAATCTGTAAGTCTTTCTGCACTTGTTCCAGCAGATGGTGCTTTAGTAGATATTCAAGATACTGACGTTATTTACTTTAAAGGAGCAACTAGTTCTGCTTCTGGAAACCTTAGTTCTAAAAATGAATTTTTAGGTGTTCACGGAATTGCTAAAGAATCTACTTCTCTTTTTGGTATCACTAACACTAACGAGCCTCTTTTTCAAGGTTCTACTGTACAAGTAGGTACTGATGATGGAGCTAATGCTGCTGTTCTTTCTTTCGCTAAAATTGAAGAAGGTATCGCTGCAATGGTTGAGAAAGGATTAATGGAAGAAGAAGTTTCTTGTTATGTTAACCCTAAGCAATGGAACTCTCTATTAACTGAAATCGACGCTAAGAGACAATATGATAGTTCTTACTCTCCAGCTAAACAAGAAAATGGATCAAGAGAAATCATGTTCCACGGACAAAACGGTTCAATCAAAGTAATCGCTTCTACATTCGTAAAAGAAGGATATTCTTACTTAATTTGTGAGAAAGACCTTAAGAGAATTGGTTCTGAAGAAGTTACTTTCAAAAGACCAGATGGTGAAGAGTACTTAGAGCTTCTTGAAGGTAAGCACGGTATCGAAATGAGATGTTACACTGATCAAGCATTATTTACTGCTAGACCAGCATCTCTTTGTGTTTTAGAAAACATCAAGCCGGGAATCGCTACTCCATAATTCTAATGGATTAAACTAAATATGGGAGGTGCAATGCCTCCCTTTTTTTTTATGTTAACATATTGTTATCATTAGGAAATCCAAAATAATTCCGTTTATGGTTGGAAAATTTAACAACTATATATAGGGGATTATGTCCTTTCTAGAGGGGTTATTAATGTCAAAAAAGCTAACTATAGGTACACAGGTATTCGACTACCCTATTACCGGTAGCTCTAATTACGGTGAAGAAGCCACAGGATGGGCTGAAGCTGCAACAGATGCTATTAAAGAAATTAAGGGACCGGGAGATATATCTACTACCGAAACCATATTAGTTGGATTGGATGGGTTCGTATCTGGACTCCAATTCGATACATCATTTGTTCAAAGAATATCAGTAACAGGAATTATTACAAGAGAATATACATTAGCTTCTGGTAAATCTAGAGAGGTAGAGTCCTTTGTTATAGAGGGGGCATATAACGGTCTTGAGTTTAATATTACTCAAGAGTTTTCTGGAGATGATACAGAAGTAGAATTTTACGTCGTTGGTGGACAGTTTAAGTTCACATCAGCAGACGTTACAGATACATTAGAATTTAAAATAAAGTTCAATGCCAAGGCGGTTATTGACGAAGAGGCTTTATAATATAAAAACTTTAGTAGCTAACCAATAGGTTAGAAACCGGACTTCGTAGATCGAATAAGGGGATTTAAAGGGAGATAATAATGGCAATTAAACGTAGAAAATTCCAGTTAGGTGTAAGGCTAAAGCCTACAACCCAACCTACCGTAGATAACGGAGATATAAGTGTAAACTCAGATGATAACAAACTTAAAGTTACTACTTACGATTATTCAGAATATGAAAGTGGTACTTCCTATGAGGTAGGAAATAAGGTAAAATATTCCCCAGAAAATAAGAACTACATATGTATCAAAGATTCTACCGGCGGAAATCTTCCGACAAATACAGAATTTTGGGAAGTATACGAACAATCAGTAGTAACTGAAGACCAACCCCAAACATTAACTAATAAAACAATTGATGCTGATAACAATACAATTTCAAATATAGAAACAGATAACCTTAAAGCTGGTGTTCTAGTAACCGATATAAGCACAGCTACTTCCGATACTGAACTTCCATCAGCATTAGCCGTTAAAACTGCTTTAGAAGGGCAAAATGACGCTGTTGAAATTAATTATACTAGTTTAGATGGTCAAGCAATATCCGATTTTACTGAAGAAGTTGGTGTAGATAATGTAAAAGACGCTTTAGATATTTTAGACGAATACTCTTTTACTCTTAGACAAAATATTGATTCTATCGATGAGTCATTTATTAATCACACCGATCAGTTTGCAACAGGAGCACATAAAGCTTCAAATATATCTAACGCACCTTCTGGTAACTTAGCTGCCACAGACGTTCAAGGAGCCTTAGATGAGCTACAATCAGATATTGATACTAGAGCGTTAGCTGACAATGGAACTATTACAAACGCATCTATTGAAACACCATCTAAGTTGGAAGTAAAGCAAGATACTGAAGCTAACTTAATTACATACGCAGGTACTGCTGATGATGGTCAAATTGTATTTGCAACTGATACTCAAAAAATGTACCAAATTATTGATAACGCCCTTGAGCCAATCGGTGGAGGAGGATCTACTTCTTTCGAGATTAGTCAAGTTGCGCACGGATTTGCTGTTGGTGATGGTATCTATCACAACGGTACTACTTGGGTTAAAGCTCAAGCCGATGACCCAGATACTCTTGCTTACCATGTTGTTGTTCAAGGATCAGAAACAGATGTAGACTTATTTATTGCTGCTGACTTTGGAAGAATTGAAGCTCCAAGTCACGGATTTACAGTAGGTCAATATTATTTCTTATCTGACTCAGTTGCTGGTCAACCTACTTCTACTGAACCAAGTACATTTTCTAACCCTCTATTTTATGTTGAAACTGCAGATATTTTACAAATTAAATGTTTAAGACCTGAACAAGTTGGAGCTGATACTAACTTAGATGATATTTCTGACGTTACAGCTTCTACAGCAGTTCAAGATGATTTCTTAAAATATAACGGATCTATTTGGCAACCTTCAAGAGTTACTGAGCAAGTTATTTCATTAGTAGCTGCTGAAGGATTATCAGTAAGAGATGCTGTTTATGTAAACGCTTCTGGACAAGCTGCTAAAGTTGATGCTGATGATGATGCTAAGATTGAATTTATCGGTTTTGCAAGAGAATCTAAATTAGCTTCTGAATCTGTTGAGATTGTTATCTCTGGTAAGTTAGGTGGATTTTCTGGACTAACTCCGGGTGAATTAGTATATGCTAGTCCTACAACTCCGGGTGCTGTTGTTCAACCAGAACCAACTCAAGCAAATGTTTATTTAATTAAAGTTGGTAAAGCTATCTCAGCTACTGAAATTTTAGTTAACCCAGATCTTGCTGCTAGTGCTGATTTTAACAGAGAAGTTGTTGCTGATCAAACTATTACAAATAATCAATCTTCTGCTACATCTATTACTGGATTATCTTTTGATGGTGCTACATATAGAGCAGTAGTACTTAGGTATGCAATCTATAGAGTAACTGATGATAACGAAGTAGCTCAAACTGGACAATTAAGATTAACATATAAAACAAATGCAGCATCTTGGTCAATGTCTGATGACTTTTCTGGAGATGATGCTGGTGTAACTTTTAGTGTAGACGCTACTGGTCAGATTCTTTACACAAGTACTGACTTAACTGGAGCTAATTACTCAAGTAGCCTAAAAGTAAATACAGTAGAGTTATTTGAAATATAATCGGAGGAATAAATGGCAATAGGAAATAAAAGAAGATCATCACAAAGTTTATCTAAAAGACCTTTAGATCTTCCAGCAGCTACTGTTCACGCTTTTGCTGGAACAAGTGCTCCTGAAGGATGGGCAATGTGTGATGGGTCTGAAGTAAGTAGAACAGATTATGCGGCATTGTTTGCAGCAATTGGAACTACATATGGTGTTGGAGATGGATCAACTACTTTTAACTTACCAGATATGAGAGGTGAGTTTTTAAGAGGTCTTGATAACATGGGAACTGCTGCTGGAGCTAGAGGTAAAGATGTTGATGGTACTGCTAGAACAGTTGGTCAGACTCAAGCAAATGCAACAGCAGTTAATGGCTTGGCTACAAATACCACAGGATCATCCCACAGTCACACAGTAACAAAAGGTAACTCGGCTGCATTTAACGGTCCTTATATATATAGAGCAACCGGAACAACAAACACACAAACTACAAACGGGGCAGGAACACACACCCATGGTTTAACAGGAGATACAGAAACAAGACCTGCTAACATGGCAATTAACTATATAATCAAGCTCTAACGACCTTGATGCAATAAAACTATAACAAATAAACCCGTGGAAAGTGAAGCGGAGGAGATTTCATGAAAGACGCATTTAAAGTTAAAAAAGGACTGAATGTTCAGCCTACAGATCCAGCAGACGTAGTAAATCCAGAAGCTGGTGATTTAATCGTTGATAGTACTGACGATAATCGTTTAAAAGTATATGACCCAACCTCATCAGAATTTGCTGCTGTAGGTACTGGTGGTTCTTCTGGTAATATCCTATCAGATATCGAGAAACTTACTCCAACAGTTTCTAACGTAGTCGCTGTTACAGATACTACAACATTCCTACCAATTGATGACAATAATAAATCAGTAAAAGCTACTTTTTCTGGAAGTGATGGTAGCATTAGATATGAAGGTCCAGCTTCTGCAGATCTTGACGGAGTTCAAGGTGTAGTTAAAGTCTGGATTAAAACAGATGTAGAAGGGCTATCTCTAGTTGCTACTAAAGACGGTGTTGCTCAAAATAACGGACTTACTGTTAATTCTACTAATAAATGGAGACAATATGAAATTCCAGTAGTACTAGGTGATGCTGATTATGGATTTGAAATTCAAGCATCTGGTGCTGTTTCTGGTGATGTATATATTGACGAAGCTTTTGTAACTGTCGAAGCTGTAATTAGAGATTTAGGTGCAGCGCATTTTGTTGGTAGTATTCAATATAATGAACCTAATTGTTTTTGGAACGCTGCTAATTCTGCTGGCTACTCAACACAATTACCTAATGCTTTATGTGTTGCAAGTAATATTATCGGTGATGTTTCTGGCTCAAGTTCAAATTTGCCTGAAATAGAAATTAATAACCCTAGAACTGATGGCTTTTATAAAGTAGAAACTTTAGGTTTAAATTATAAAGCTATTACAGATGGTTCTTGTATGTTTTCTTTAAGTAAGTCAGGAACTGAAGAAGCGCAAGGTGAAGCATATAA